GATTTATCCCAAGATCAATTTGTAAGTGGGAGTAAAGAGGCAGTACGAAAAGCACTACAAAGATTAGATAGAGAAGGTTTAGCCGCAAGAACAGGTTCCAGTGAGGGTGGTAGAGGTAAAACTAACCATTGGAGAGCAGCAGGTACTGGTCCTATATATAAGAGTTTTATTTCGTCCCAGTATCCAAAATCAACTGGTACGACAGGTAAAATAACTGGGAAGGAGGTTGTCCCAACCCCTGATTTGTCCCAGTTTCAGGAGTCTCTAGATAAGTGGACATAGTGAGACAATTTATTAGTGGGACAGCCCTATGTCCCACACCTAATACCTTCCAGCACAAGCATTTATGGCCAGTTGGGACAAAACAACACTCTTATATAGGGGTTTATTAACTTTTTTGACACCCAGTAGACACAGCTAATCTAGTGTGCTACATTGACAATGTACTTTGCAGGTCCACTCATGGCCTCTCCTATAAAAAGAAAACTTATTAGCCTCGATCCAGAGGCTACTGAAAGTCACATAACACGGCTCCACTTCCTCTATGGGGAAGAAACAATATACGTGGAAGCGGTGGTAGACGATTTTCAACTGGTGCGTCACCAGACAATGCTAGAGCCAGCAGAATATGGCCCTGCCATATGTTGCACTTCCCTCCTATGGGGAGAAGACGTAACAGTAGACAACGAACCTTCCATAGAAGAGATAGACGAGCTAGTTGGCTCTCTAGATATATCTTCTTGGACACTAGTAAATCAGGAGGACGTTTAAAATGACAGACAAACAATTTGAAGAGTACGCCACACTATCTAAAGCGTGGAGAGTACTACTTGATAAGAAAAACAAGTATCTGAATGAGAGTAATGAACAAAGAAGTGCAGATAATTTTGACGAATCTATGAACTCATTTTACAAGTACATTGGTTATTCGGAAGCCTGCAATGATCTGTTTGGGTTAATGATGGATGCGGACAAGCCCAAACAACTAGAACTCGATGTGATGGAGGTTTTGCAATGAGTGACTTTAAAGTGTACTACGGTATTGAGGAACTTCACAGAGTAAACACAGCTGTGAGCATCTGTTTCGACACAGAAACTACAGGACTACAACCAGAGAAGGGAGGCTTGCGCCTCCTTCAAGTAGCCTCCGATGTGCATAAAACAATTATTGTTATTGATTGTTTTGAACTTGAGGATGAAGATTGGGTAACGTTAGACAGATTCTTTAATAATGGAGAGCGTTTTTGGCTAGCTCATAATGCTGTATTTGATGTTGGTTGGCTACAAGAGCATGGGATACACCCTAGAGGTATTATGCGTTGCAGTTTTTTAGCTAGCAGACTTCTGACCAATGGTATTCCCCAAATGAAACATGGTTTAGATGCAGTGGTTAAACGACATCTAAATAAAGAACTCTTAAAAGAGCAACAAAGATCTGATTGGAGTGCAGAAATTCTTAGTGAGGAACAATTGGAGTATGCAGCAAAAGATGTGGAAATCTTATGTGAATTAGATATTGTCCTTCAAAAGAAAATATTGATGGCCGGACTAGGAGATGCTTTCGCTCTTGAGTGTAAAGCTATACCTGCTATGGCACAAATGTGGAGGACAGGTCTTCCCTGGAACAAGGGTTCTGTTGCTGAGCAACTCAGTAATTATGAAATAGATGCTGAAGAAAAGTCCAAAGATTTTATAAGACAGCTAGATAATGCTCTCCCTGAAGGAAGTAAATTACCTAGGGAAGAGACTGAGGAAACTAGAAGGTATGAATTTATAGGAAATAAAATAGCAGAGATGGGTCACGATCCAGATATGAGAAAGAAATGGTATGACGAATTAGAGGTTCTTAGACCTATTGTAGAACTAGCTCCTATAAATTTAAGGGCTAAAGATACAGGTTCTAAGAGATTAGGAACTAAAAAGTATGCAGGGTTCAATATAAATAGCCCTAAGCAACTTATAGATAAATTGGAGAATATAATGGGCTTTGTACCATTAAATAGGGAGGGTAAACCTAGTGCTTCCAGAGAGTCTCTTAGGAAGTATGCAGCGGACCATAGAGTTATACAGACCTACTTAGATTGGAAAAGAACGGAAAAGAGGAGGCAAATGCTTTCCTCTATACAGGAAAAGATGAACACGGAAGGTTTCGTTAAAGCTTCCTACATGCAATTAGGTGCAGACACGGGGCGCATGAGTTGTATAAAACCTAATAATCAGCAGATACCTAAAGACCCTGTGTTTAGACAGTGTGTTGAAGCTCCAGAAGGGTGGAAAATAGTTGACGCTGACTTCAGTCAAATGGAGTTGAGACTTGCAGCTGCTTTAGCTAAGGATGTGAATATGACAGAAGCTTTCAAATCAGGGGAGGATTTACATGCATACACAGCTAGACAAATGGGCTGTGATAGACAAGTGGCTAAATCCGCTAACTTCGGTCTTCTATATGGGGCTGGGGTAGAAGGACTAAGAAACTACGCAGGCAGTACAGGTCTATTGATGACGCAAGAGGAAGCTGAAAAAGTAAGAACTGACTGGTTAACTACTTACTCAGGTATAAGAGCATGGCAAGCTAGTAACCAACTGATATGCAGAAAAACAGAAGGAGATGAGTGGCCCGAAACTAGGGTACCTGTAACTAATATGCGTAGATACCTTAAAGGAGGTTTAAATAAACCGACAATAAGGTGTAACACTCCTATCCAAGGGGCGGGTGCTGCAATACTAAAGTATGCTTTAGTTGATCTATGGGAAAAAGTTAAACAAGCGGGAGAGGATAATGTGAAAATAGCAGCAGCTGTTCACGATGAGATACTTCTCTTAGTTAGAGATGAAGATGCAGAATTATGGGCAAACAATCTCAAACATTCTATGGAAAAAGCTGAATATAAATGGCTAGGAGAAATACCCTCTTTGGCTGAAGTATCTGTAGGTAAAACGTGGAGAGAGGCACATTAATTTCCTGGAAGGAGTAACCTATTACAAGAGCCTTGGGGATTTAATGCATGCAACCTACAGAAAAAAGCGGAAGACAAATAATAATGGAACAGCTAAATAAGGCTATAGCCTTTTCAACTACCGGGGATCTTCAGAGAGCAGCTATATTTTTGGAACAGGCAAGAGAAGTTAGAATGGGTAAAAAGGGAGCACGTTCCAAAGGAAGGCAAGACTTCGCAAATTCTCGTGTGCGTAAAGTGGATAGACCTGTATCATGGTAGAGTAGTACAACTACACTTAGTAAATGGCCCTAAAACACGGAAACAAAATCTATTTGCAGCTACTTTTAGACCCAAATAGGGCAAAGCTAGCCGCAGACCTAGCTTCTTGTGAAGGTATTAAAACTACTGCTTGGATAAGAAACGCTGTTTACAACGAACTTCAAAGGCAACTTCCTACCTCCGTATATAAAGAAGCTCAAGCACAAGATGAAGCAGTATGGAGAAGATCTGTAAGACGCAGAATAGAGGGAAGAAGCGATTCAACAACTTTCAACAACAATGACATCTATTAGCACTCAAAGAGTTGGGCAACGTTACCACCAAGGCGATCGTGTAAAGAAAAGAACTATTGGTGGCAATAAACCTGCCCGTTATGGGACAGTGCTTAATCCTATAGAAGGTAAAGATCGTAGAGGATCAAAAATATGGTACTACTCAGTCCAATGGGATGATCTGAAGACCCCAGCTACACACGCACAACAATCTTTGATTCCTCTCAATGACTAGAAGACAACGCACCATTGCAGAGGAAGAAACACCTCTTGGTATTAATCAGATTCCTCCAGATAGTGAGGAGATTAAACGTGCACTAGAACGTATAGAAGAATTAAAGTTCTGGGTTAGCGAACGCAGAAAACAATTAAGGTTTCCATCTAAATAAGTCACTCCACCAAGGAGGTTTAGGTTGCACAACTTTGTTTTCTATGCAAGCTATCTTTGCCAATAAATAATGAATTTTGTCTAGTGAATGTGATATGAATACACTCTGTTGATAGTTCTGCCTATATATAGCATCTATACACCTTTTTAGTTCATTTATATCATCTGTCTCTAGTAGATGGCGAATAGAAGTCTCCATGTCCAATTCCTCCTCTAATGTGGGAGGTTTTGCTAACTCCAATACATAAGAAAGATCAGGAGGGAGAGATGAATTTGCCATTGCGTTCCAAAAGACCTGTAAGGAGGTCACGTTTCCCTCCCCATGTCCACGTTCTAAACCAATTAGCGTCTTTTGCCAAGAGTTCAGGCGCAACTTTTCTAATCTCAGCTTGCAATTCAGAGATAGCAGCAAGCATCATCGGATCACCTCGATCAAATGCATCGAAGAAATCTCTTAGATCCAAGTCATCCATCTAATTCTTTCTCTAACTCTTCTGCTTTTTCAGCTAAACCAGTATATAAGCCATGCATTTCATGTGAATCAAGATGCCTTCCATCAAGAACATACAGACGATCCATGCGCATTTGTCTTGCCTGTTGTTCTTTAACCCACTCTGTTCCCATGACAGTACACATGGCACGATTTTTTAACTCACTCATTGTAATTTGGTAGTTTTCTCTGGGAATAATCTAGCCTCTACAAAATCAACTGCTTGATCGTCAATTGTATTATTCGTCTGTTTTGCCAAAGATCTTAAAAGACTTAATATTGTCTTTTTACCTGCATCACTTCTTAAGTAAGCATACAGAAGAGGCTTCAGTGGTTTCAGTAGTCTTTTCATAGGTACTTTTAACACTTCCTTGCACTATAACTAATTGTTAATTTTAGGCTGTAAATATATATATCAATAAAAGAACCTTGCATGATCCCCCACTCGGCAAGGTTTTTTTTTATGCCTTGGCAAATATCCAACCGTTACATATATATTTTCTTACTTTAGGTGGAAAGCCACGATGTAGAAATGTCCATGTAGCAGGGAACATAACTAATGTGCCTCTTTCTGGTTGTAATCTTGTCCCATCAGCAAATTCTGTATAACCTTCATCCTCTTTTTTAATAGTATTTAGATACCACATAAAAGTAAAAATTCTCGTAGCTCCACCTGACATACTCCAGTCATTATGCCAATCGTAAAATCCTCCAGCCTCATATCTTTGTAACTTATACCCTGTGTCACTGAACTCATAATCGTAGGGAACAGCATTTCTATGAATGGTAATTAAATGCTCACGATATTCATCTAAACCTTTTTGTAGAGCATTGAAAAAAATATTGTCTTCTTCTTTCCAATGGGAATATCTTGTCATTACAAAATCTTTTGTCTGTTTCATTTCTTTATCAACTCTTTTATCTGTACCAAGTACCCCATCTTCCTTTAATGGTTCTTCGTCGAATCTATTAATTACATGTTGACAAAATGATTCTGATAAAGAGTCTTCTTTACTCCAAATAAAATTACGAGTATCAGCTATAGGTCTAAAAATTGCGTTTTTATATGTCATGGCATCGCTGAAATCCAACCCGTACAAATGTATTTTCTAATCTTTGGAGGGAATCCACGATGCATATAAGTCCAAGTAGCAGGAAAGACCATTAACATTCCTGCCTCTGGTTGAACCCTCGTTCCATCAGCAAATTCTGTATAACCAGCATCTTCTATTTTTAAAGTATTCAAATACCAAAGGAAGGTATATATTCTTGCTCCTGATGGACCCATGCTCCAATCATTATGCCAATCAAAGAATCCACCGGGTTCATATCTCTGCATTAAATAGCCTGTATCTTTTATTTGATGACTCTTAATTGGTGTTGCTAAATGATGAATGGTATGTAAATGCTTGGCATAACCCTCTAGACCTTTTGTTAAAGCTTGATAAAAAATATCATCTTCTTCTTTCCAATGAGAAAACCTCGAAACATTTAAGTCCTTAGTTTGTTTATGATCCTTTTCTACACGCCTATCTTCACCACATACCCCATCATGGACTTCTGATTCTGAATTAAATTTTTCAATAATATTTTTACAAAAATCTTTTGATAATGAAGTTTTGTCAAGCCAAATAAAATCCTTCACCAACCCATTTATCTGGACACTTTCATTCTTATAAGGAGCTTCAATCATAAATTTTTTGTCCATGCATCTTTACTATTAATCAATACAGCGACCTGCTGTTCAAGCCTATTTAAACGAGCAAAGATTTCTCTCGTATCTTTCTGTTTTCTGTTACTAATGTTGCTGATTGTCATCAGGGCCATAGAAAAACACGCCCCAACAATTGCGGCAATAATCTCATTCATTTAGATTAGTAGCGTATTGCAATCATTTTATGCCAGAACCTCAAACCCCACCTAAAGAAGAAAAGAAAAAAGGTATTGTTGGCAAGCTTAAAGAGAAGATTGATGATAAAGAAGAGCAGTTAGTTATCTTAAGCACCTTCGTTAGACTAGGAGTCGTTGTCTGGAGTGGTTTTATACTGACTCTTAACTATGTAGAAATCCCAGGATTAGGACAACAGGAAAGGATCGACCCGACTTTCATAGCATCTGTTTTTACTGGTGCGCTGGCTAGTTTCGGACTCGAGACAGCAAAAAAGAGGGGTGATGGAACATATAAATCTGATGATGAAAAGCCTATGAACAAAAAGGAGATTGAAAAATTAATTAATACTCAGCAATCAGGGGCAGTCCAAACCATAAGAGTTCTTACACCCCTTAAGATAGAGGGAGCTGAACTTGTGAAGGTCGATCCAATCACAGGTAAAGAAATTGACCCCCAGAATGGAAAGCTTAAATGAAGAGACTGATC